TTCAAAGTAGAAAAAATGCTCAAAGCTCTGGTCGTAAAAGCATCAATTAATTTCATCATAAAGTGGCGAGTGTATTTCGCAGGAGAACTCCTCGCCACATTTGAGAATGAGAAAGACGCTATGGAATACGCTGAATTTATAGATAGACAATGAACAAATATATCAAAGCAACGGTAACGGCAGTAATGATTAACCAACCGGAAACAAGGGATTGTGATTTCAAACTTATGACGGTGATCTACAAAGGTATGTGCAACGGCAATGACTTCTTCACGATGTTTGAAGCCAAGCAACTACCATCACCCGAAACCATCAGGAGAACACGAGCTCAACTCCAAGAGCATCACGAACATCTTCGTGGGCAGAACTACCAGTCACGCCAAAGATACCAAGTCAAAGTAAAAAAAGATTTGGGATATTAAACGACCATAAGGTAAAAAACAAAATGTATAACACACAAACAGCGTCAATGGTGAAGAGCAGTAACCACACGCAGAACGACACAACGGTGAACACCGTAATGAAAACAAAAGATTACGCAAGATTCAAAACTCTTGGAGGTAATCGTCAGTTAAATGAATTGCACTTAAAACGATTATTGTCATCGGTTATGGTCAAAAATTTATTGTTTGCAAATCCAATTTTGGTAAACGAAAAATTTGAAATTATTGATGGTCAACATCGGTTTGCAGTTTGTCAAGATTTGGGATTGCCAATTCATTATCTCTTGGTTGAAAATTTAGGTCTGCCCGAAGTTCAAACATTAAATGCCAATACGAAAAACTGGAAAATTGAAGATTACATTGATGGTTATTGTGATATGGGATTGCAAGAATACTGTTATTTGAAATCGCAAATGATTAAAACGGGATTAGGCGTAACGGTATTGTTGGGAATTTTGGCAGCTGGTACTACTTCGGGTTCAACTTTGTACAACTTGAGAGAAGGAGAACTTAAATTAATTCATAAAAATCGTGGATTAGTTATGTTCCAATGGATAAAAGATTGGATCAAGCATTATGAGGGTGCTACCAGGAGATCATTTGTTTTTGCATTGGTTCATCTTTACGAAACACAAGGTTACAATCACGAGAAAATGATGCAAAAACTTCAGTATCAATCAACCAAATTAGTTGATTGCACAAATACAAAAACATATCTTGCTCTGCTTGAAGAAGTTTACAATTTTCGTGAACGAGGCGAGAAGTTAAGATTCTTTTAATTATATTTGTATCGTTAACTGGTATGTAAGAGATGCCGAAAGTTACACCACTATTGCCCTGTTGAATTAGTTGCACTCTTACTGCACTAATTTGATGGGGCTTTTTTTATGGCAAAAGAAAAAAAATCATTTCTCCTGTACTGTGATATTATTCACACCGTAGAACAATTAACTGATGAACAAGCTGGTAATTTGTTTAAGCACATTCTACGCTATGTAAACGACCAAGACCCACAAAGTGATAGTGTGATCACCAAGATTGCATTTGAACCAATTAGACAAGCATTGAAGCGAGATTTGGAAAAATACGAATCAATCAGAAAGCGTAATTCTGACAATGCTCGTATGCGATGGGATGCGACCGCATCAAGTGGCATACCAAATGATACCAAAAATGCCGATAGTGATATTGTTATTGGTATTGATAGTGTTAAAGATATAAAAAAACAAAGAGATGTTTTTATCAAACCATCCATTGAAGAAGTCAAAGCATATATGTCAGAACTTAAAATGACTGACTTGTCAGAGCAATGGTTCAATCATTATGAAGCTACTGGATGGATGATTGGTAAAAACAAAATGAAAGACTGGAGGGCATCGGTCAGAACTTGGAAAGCAAATCAAAAAAATAATACGAGTAATCAACAAATAATCCACCGAAGTAAGTTTAATTTGAAAGACTATGAACTCTGAGCAATATATACTTTCCCAACTTTTGTTTTATGACCAAACAAGAGCAATGCTTCCACGCATTAAATCGCAATGGTTTGAAGACAAACTAAACAAACGCATCATTGAGGCAATGTTGGAGATGTACATTAACAACGACCCCATTGATGTGCTGACCTTAGGCAGATTATTCAAACGGGAAGAGATGATTTACATCGTTCGCTTGACTCAAGATGTCTACGGGATGCCAAACATCAGCAGTCACCTGCCCGAACTTGAACACAAGTACCTGAAGAAGGAATTTTTGAACAACCTTTCTACTTTGGATTTGGCAACCGACTTGAAAGAATTGCTTACCAATGTCCAAACGATGATAGACAACACCAAGTTCACAAGCATCAACGACCCTGTGCAGATTACACAAGTTACAAACAAAGCCGTTGATACAATTATTGAAGCCGTGAAGCGTGGTGATCAACTAACCGGCAGACCAACGGGATGGGTTGGACTTGATAGGATGTTAGGCGGATGGAATCCCGGTGATTTGGTGGTGATGGCTGCAAGACCTGGTCAAGGTAAAACGGCACTTGCTCTGACTTTGATGTGGGAGTTTGCCAAGCGTGATGGGAAAGGTTTGTTTGTATCCTTAGAAATGAGCAACGACCAAATTGCCAAACGATATTTATCATTGATCACCGAAATCTCAAGCTGGAAGATTAGGAATGCGACATTGCGAGAATACGAAGTGGATATCATCATTGACAAAGCCAACAATCAGACAGTGCAATTCTTCATCGACGATGACCCGAACTGCTCAATTATGCAAATCAAATCCAAAGCCAAGATTCACAAAGCGAAACACGGACTTGAGTTGTTGGTGATTGATTACATCCAGTTAATCAAAGGAACAAAACAAAACAGGGAGCAAGAAATTGCAGAGATATCCCGAAACTTAAAGTTGCTCTCTAAAGAACTTAATATCACGGTTGTGGTGTTGGCTCAGTTATCACGCAAATGTGAGGAGAGAGCGGACAAAAGACCTATGCTGAGTGATATCCGTGAGAGTGGAAGTATTGAACAAGATGCGGATGTTGTGATGTTCCCATTCCGCCCGGCATACTATTCAGGTGAGAAGCTTGAGAAGGAAGATGCTGAATTGATTATCGCAAAGAATCGTCACGGAGAATGCCACACGATAGACACCACCTTTATTGGATCACGCACAATGTACGAAGAACGACTATGAGGCACGGTTCATTGTTTAGCGGAATAGGTGGGTTTGATCTTGCTGCCGAGTGGATGGGATGGACGAATGTCTTTCATTGCGAGTGGATGGAATTTCCACGAAAAGTATTGGACTATCACTTCCCTAATGCGGATAGTCACATTGATATATGTACAACTGATTTCAAAAAATATGCAAACAAAATTGACATTCTTACTGGAGGATTCCCTTGCCAACCCTTTTCCCTTGCCGGGAAAAGAAAAGGCACGGATGATGAACGCTACTTGTGGGGCGAGATGCTTCGAGCAATACAAGAAATTAAACCGAGATTTGTCATTGCTGAAAATGTCTTTGGTATCACGAACATTGATGGCGGATTGGTATTCGAGCAGGTGTGCCTTGACTTGGAAACTGAAGGGTACGAAGTTCAGCCGTTTATTATTTGTGCTGCAGCCAAAAACGCACCGCACCGCAGAGATAGGTGCTGGTTTATTGCAAACTCCATCAACAATGGAGATCAGCGAAGATCCAGTAAAGTTCAAACTCCGAGCAAAAATAAAATCTTACAAAAACGGAACAACATACAACAGTTTGAGCAGCCAATTGATATACGACAAAAAATGGAATCATTTTGTAACTGGTCAAACTTCCCAACTCAATCCCCGTTTTGTGGCGGAGATGATGGGATTCCCAGTGGACTGGACGGAATTACCTTTTCAAAGTGGAGAGCAGAATCAATCAAAGGATACGGCAACGCAATAGTTCCACAAATCGCTTATTCGTTATTTCTAATCATCAACGAACTATGAACCAATATCAAGAAACACACCTACTAAAACAAGAAGTCAGACGGCTCAAAGGTGTAATCGCAGAACTCAACACTTCACGAATCCGAGAGATTCAAAAACTCAAAGAAGAAATCATCAACCCACGATGCAAAATCAACGAGATAGATGCCGAATGGACGGAAGCGATGCGAGTGGTTGCCATCATCTATGATGTCACACCTGATGCAATCGTGGACAAGGTTAGAACTCAAAACATTATGGATGCTCGGCACTTGTTTTGCTATTTATGTAGGAAGCATCTCAAGATGACCTATCTTTCAGTCGGCAAGATTCTCAATCGGGATCACTCAACCATCATCAACTCCGTGCAAGTGTACGAATCACTCATAGAATATGACCGAACAAGTAACAAATTATATGTCGAAGCTCTATCCTTATTGGGTTTGCACCTCCACGAAAGGTCTAAGCTCGTCAATCAGTATAGTCCAATCTGAGCAGGAAGCACTTCGCATCAAGAAAAAATACGAAAAAGATGGTTATATTTGCATTATTGAAAAGAAAAGTTGACAAAAGCGGATATCATATTGGAGTTATCCAAAGCCGACTGGCTGAGGAAAGCAACGAAGAACATCGCTAAGAACAACGAACTTGCCAACGAACTGTATCAATACTTTTTTTTAACCATCCTTGAGAAACCTGATGACTATGTTGAGAAGTTGCACCGAGAAGGATATCTCCAGTTTTGGGCAATCCGCACTCTTTACCTTTGTATCAACGGCAACAGGCATCCCTTCGCAGAATCTCGCATATACGATCAGTATGATGTCTATGAGCTGGACTTCCCCGAAGAACCCGACCTACTATTTGAGAGAGAGCAAGAAGAACAAATTGAATCAAACCGAATTAACAAAATAAACCAGGTAACTGACACCGCATATTTCTATGAACGAGAACTATTCAAACTTTGGTGCAGCGGAATGTCAGCGAGAGCCATCCACCGTCAAACCGATATCTCAGTCAGAGAAGTGCTACGAGTAATTAAACTAATGAAAGAAAGATGTACAACGAAATAATTGGAATTGCTTGTCTAAGCATTATCATCGTCAACTTCGGCAAACCAGCCGACCTACTCAAACGCTATCTCTACGGAAGCGACTTCTCCAAATGGAAACGAATGAAACCACTTGACTGTGCTTTTTGTTTGTCGTGGTGGTTGGGATTGTCTTTTTTTATATACACTTACGGATTTGTGGGTATCTTGTACGCATCCATCGCAACCGTAATCGTTGCACTCCTTGAAACAAAACTATGATAGAATTCATCCAGTCACTCCGCCCGGCATACGAGATCTACAAAAAAACACTCGTCTTCCAATTAACGCCTGAGCAATCCGCACAACTTCAGAATGTACATCGTGAGATATTTGGTCGCAATGTTCCAAACTGCTCAACCTGTGTGATTGAGTCGGTGTTCTCACTTTTGATATGGGCAGACCAAAAAGCATTGGAGTTGGCACAACTTGCCGATGATGAGCAGAAACCAAAACGCAAACGGAAATGACAAACAATAAACAAAGTAGCGTAGAGTTATTCATTGAGCAACTCGAAGAAAAGGGGAACGCCTACGAAGAAAACGAAGGAGGTAGAACCATTAATATTTCAATAGATATAAGTGATTATATGGAATTGAAAGTACAAGCCAAAGCAATGCACAAACAAGAAATTGTTGAGGCTTATTATATCGACAATGAAAAGAATGAAGGATTTGAATACTACAACGCAAAATTTGGAGGTAGCAATGAATAAAATAAGAGAATATCAATTACTCTATAAAAGAAGGAGGAAACAATGACTGAACAATATATCATCATAGATATTATCAACAAAGAATTTTTTAAAGATGTTGATGGCAATGTCAAGATATTTGACGAATACAATAATGTGTTATTGCATTGTGGTATTTACGAATTTGAAAACGCTTGGATATGTGAGTTAAAGCATAATCATATAGAAAACAATGACAAACAACAAACAACAAACGGCAGTGGAGTGGTTTGCTAAAAAAGTAATGCACTTGGATTGGAAATTCTCAAATCAAAAAGAAAAAGAAAAAATTATTCAACAAGCCAAAGAAATGGAGAAGGAGCAAAGGTCTATCAAACTACCAAGTGATTTGTTATGTATAAATTGTGATGAGTCAAAATCTTCTCACAATGTATGTATGGATTGCATAATTAAAATAGGTAGACAAAACATCGAACTACCAAGTGATGAGGAGATAGAGAAAGAATCTTTTGATTTGTACGCAAATCACAACACATACTCACTTAATGTTCGTCAATACAAAGCATTTAAGAGAGGTGCAAAATTCGTAATTGATAAAATACAAGGAGGTAAGCAATGAAAAAACTAATTATAATATTTCTATTTTCAGGATGCTCTCAAAATAAAACAGAGCATAAGTTAAAAGTTACAGATACAACAATCTACTATGATAGTATGATTTTAATAAATGAATCCCCTTAAACTAAAACTATGCAAACATTATCTACAATAATGCCACAAGACCATATCGTTGACACCAACGAAATGATATGAAACCCCACACCAAAATGTACCTAAACCATTTCGGATATGACATTAGTGACTTCATCCCTTGCGAGGTGTGTGGCAAAACTGCCATTGACATCCATCACATTGAAGCGAGAGGAATCGGAGGGAGCAAAGAGGCAGACAACATTGAAAACTTGATGGCGTTATGTCGTGAGGATCACTTGAAGTATGGTGATAAAAAACAACACAAGGAGTGGTTGAAATCCATTCACGAACAAAGATTGTCAATGGCAAAATAACTGTGAAATAACAGCGAGAATTATGGCAAATGAGCAAAACTTAAAACCCTTTCAAAAAGGTGGAGATCAAAGAATAAATCTGCAAGGTAGACCGCAGAAGCTCATCACTCAAATGAAGGACATCGGATATACCAAAACGCAGGTAGAAGAAACGATGTTGTCAATGCTTTCGCTATCACGGAAAGAACTGGAGAAGATAGACAAAGGGGATGAGTACACAATAATGGAACGCACGATTGCAGGTGCATTGCTGAAAGGTCACGACAAAAACTCCCTGTTCAACCTTGAGATGTTGCTCACACGATCACAAGGCAAACCAAAAGAAACCATTGACCAAACAATAGAATCAAAGAACTTCACTATAACACTAAATTTAGATGAGAGCAAACTGGAGAGATGAGAACATCCTACCACCTGAAGATGAACGACTTTGTGTGGTGAGTGATAACCAAGAAATCAAACACCTTGCCCGTTACATTGACGGTT